TGGTTGTGTTCGGGCAACAGGGGCAACCGGATCGTGGCGTTTTAAACGCCATACCGGATGTCCCATCTCTTACGCCGGAACAGGCGAGCTTCTTGAAAGAGAGAGCAGTGTCGGAACCAGTTATGTCCCGAACCGTAGCCGCAGTACTAGTTGCTGTGGATGCGCGTTTAGGCGTTATGCTTCCGAACACTGAGGTGAATGCTCGCGTGGTAGAGAAGGTAGCAGCGAAACTCATGAGGGATGTTGGGTTTCGCAATGGTGACATCAGTCGCCATTTGCCGCAGGTTTGCGAGTGCTATTTTGTCTGCAGGGAGAACCAAGAGTTAGCGGGTGAGCGACGGCGTCGCGTACCCAGGTGGCTCCTGAAGCTTTTAGGCTTCAGGAGCAACACCACTCGCCTTCGGGCGTAGTGGTGCCCCGTTAATGTGCAGGGGGTAGATTCGTTGTCCGAAATCTATCCACCTGGGCTTAAGTGCCTGCCGAACGGGGGGGTCACCAGGACACGTCGCTGGGTCAAACTTACGGGTTTGGCGCCAGCGGCACGGCTCGGGGTGTTTAACAACAACCTGGGTAATGGTTATAGAGCTTTTGCTGAGCGCTATATGCTGTGTAAAACCGATGTTGGGTTTGAGCCCGCGTTGCCAACGACAATGGCAGCAACGCTCTGCCCAGAGGCAGTTGAACACTTGTTGGAAGTTGTAGCTGAACTCGAGTTAGCCCCAGTCGCGACGACGCGTGAGGTCGTCAAGGCGTACACTGGGCCGAAACGAAAGTTGTATCTGCAAGCTGAACACAAGTACTGGACTGACGGTGTGACACGCATGGACGCAATGCTGCACAGTTTTGTTAAATTCGAAAAGACAGATTTGTCGAAGGCACCGCGTGTGATTAATCCACGGACCTCCGTATATAATTTGTCACTCGGGAGATATTTGAAATTGAACGAGAAGAATTATTACAAAGCGATTGCGGCAGTATTTGGCCAAGAGAATGTTATCATAAAAGGGATGGACTCAGTTGAGTCGGCCACACAAATAAGGCGTGTGTGGGATGCTTTTGACGATCCAATTGCGATCGGCGGAGATGCTAAGAAGTTTGACATGCATGTCAGCTACGAAGCTCTCTATTACGAGCACCTGCATTACATTATGCCAATAGTGGGGTCGCTCGCAGAGACCATGGTTCTGTATGACAGAGTCATCGAGGAGAAGGCAGACAAATTGAATTTGTTGTGGAGTGAGGCTGAACAGTTGGCCTGGTTGTTGTCGTTGCAGTTACAGAATGTTGGTACTGCGTATTTCGACGATGGCAAACTCAAATTCAAGATGCGGGGCACGCGAGCGTCCGGCGACCTTAACACGTCGTTGGGTAATTGCGTGCTCATGTGCTCAATGGCGCGTGTGTGGTCGAAACGGACTGGAGTACACATGCAGCTAATCAACAATGGTGATGACTGTGTCTTCGTAATGGAACGGAGGGATGAGGATACATGGAGGAGAGGCATACTCGGTTATTACGAGTCTAAGGGGTTTCGGATGGTGCTTGAAGAAACCGCGTATGAATTCGAAGAAATCGAGTTTTGCCAATCGCGACCGTGTCAAATTGGGGAAGGCTATACGATGGTGCGCAATCCAGAGACTCTTGTTCAAAAGGGGTCGATGTGTTTGCAACCAATAGCCGGCATGAAGCAGCTACGTCGTTGGATGATGGCTGTGGGAGTGTGTGAAGGGTCTCTTGGTGGTGGAATACCCGTGGTTGCAGCATTTGCTGCAGCCATGCGGCGTAATGGTTCCACTTGTTCCAAGAGATACATCAAACACGTTTATGCAGGCTCGTCACGTGCCTTCCATTCCAATTTTGACGTTACCGGTGTGGAAATCTCAGACGATTCTCGTTTCTCTTTCTGGAAAGCGTGGGGAATTACGCCCTACGAGCAGATTGCGCTTGAAACGCATTATGCAACGTGGTCGCTTGACCACAGTTGGCAGCAGTGGAGTGAAGCTGACGCTGCCGACAAAGATCCAGAACCCATAGCACCTGTGACACATTTATTGAGTCCGTCTAATTGATATACTAACTACCAAAGATATTAATTAACATGGCCAAGACAAAGCGAGTAAAAGTGGTGATGAAACCAACAAAGAATAAGAAGAAACAACAGAAAATACGTAGCGTCCAACAAGAGGTTGGATTGCTTGGACAGGCTCTGCGCTCATTAGGCGGAGTCGCAGGGGGTGCAGTGGGATCCATGTTTGGTGCGCCAATCATGGGATCGTCAGCCGGCACTGGATTGGGGGCAGCCATTAGTAAATGGCTCGGGTCAGGTGACTACTCAGTGAGTATGAACAGCTTGGTCTCAAGTATGAAAGCATCTGGAAGTATTCCAGCCATGCATACAAGTGACCAGACTGTGGTGGTGAGACACAAGGAATTCATTTGTGAAGTCCTGTCGAACACTGCTTTCTCAGTGAATCGTAGTTTTAAGATCAACCCAGGTGATGCTGTCACGTTTCCGTGGCTAAGTCGCATCGCCAATTCCTACCAACAGTATCGCTTCAAGGGTGTAGTTTATCACTATGTCCCGACGAGTGGTGTAGCAGTTGGCGGCACCAATAGTGCCCTCGGTTCTGTAATTCTACAGACCAGTTACCGTGCATCAGATACACCACCGACAACAAAGGTGGAGATGTTGAACGAGTATTGGTCGACAGAATCAGTACCGAGTGAGACATTTGCGCACCCTATTGAGTGCAATCCTGCAGAAAACCCCTTCAACGTTTTATACGTGAAGGGTGCAGATGTCCCGGTTCCCGTAGGAGATTCAAGTTTATTATACGATTTGGGAACCACACACTTGGCAACAAGTGGACAGCAGGTGGCCGGAACGGTGTTAGGAGACCTTTGGGTTACCTACGAGGTTGAGTTGAAGAAGCCAATTTTGGCATCAAATACCACCTCTCACACCTTTCTTTACACCTCGTATGCCAACCAAAATGCTCCAACCACCGGCAATCCATTCGGTAGTGGGACATCAACGATTGGCAACATCCCCGCGGTGTTCAGTGCGCGGACAATTACGCTACCAGCGTACTCATATGGAGAGTTCTTCATTGTGGTGCGTTATGTTGGGGCTGGTTTGTCCGGACTGGTGGCGACTGGTACTTCGGTCGTCACCAACTGTACGCTGGTGCCGTGGTCGGTTAATTTCGCCAATTATGGCGATTCGTCGACCACAGGCATCACAGGCGCGACATATGCGTGTCGTGTCTCTAAATTCCAACGGGAAATTGCTGCCACTATCCAGATCCCATTGACATCCGCGTCGGCTGGTTCATACAGTCTCGTGGAGGTCACGTTGTTTGGTGTGCCGACAGATCTGCCTTAAGTGTTGTTATGTTGTAACAGATAAATAGAGGTTATCACAGCCGCGGGTGTCTAAATGCTAAGTCGATACTAGCATACCTTTAATGACAAGGCGCTTCACAGTGTTGGATACACTGTAATACATACACGATTGAGTTCCGTGCAAATCTTACCGTTGGTCCTATTACAACGGTGTGGTGAGGGTTTGTTACGAAAAGAATATGGCATGTGGAACGTTTGTGGTTCCGTGTGTGTGTGTTGCACAAGTCCAATAGTAAATAGTAAACATTTGAATTCGAAAATGACATAGATCACAAATAAATAAATAAACATACTTTCATATTGCATTTATATTACATTTACGTTTGACACACGTTTCCCAGAACGTGTATACCTGATAAAGTGGTTTCAGGTGAATCAACAATGCAGCAGTCGTTCAGAGTGAG